TTCGAAAATCTTAAATCATTAATAGGAGTATAATAATATGAAAAAATACGCACTCTACATCGGAAGATGGCAAAATTGGCACAAAGGTCACAGATGGTTAATCGACCAGCAATTGGACAAAGGAAAAAATGTATGGCTGGCAATCAGGGACGTTCCACAGGATGAAAATAACCCTAAAAGCGCATCCCAGGTATTTGAAGAATTAAAGATTGAACTTCTTGATCTGATCCAGGAAGGTAGATTATTCATTTCGGTCATTCCTGATATTGAATCGGTAAACTACGGCAGAGGGGTAGGATATGATGTGATCTATCATGAACCCCCAGCAGATGTTGCAGCTATCAGCGGAACTGCTATCAGAACGGGTCACATGTCACCTGATGGATCAATCAAATGTGATGAAAGTAAAGATTAGGTATAAAACAGAAGCAAAGTCTAATGAAATAATCTGACGAATAGCATGTTGTTTTTAAGTGATAAAATTAGCATATTTAGCACTAGCGATTATATTTTTTTAAAAGAGAAATGCGATAATTTCATTTCTTCGAAAACACCAAACAGATACGGAAAATATAAAAATTACTATAACAGATATCTTTTCGATTTAAATGACGATAATTTTAAAAAAATAAATGAAAAATCAATTTCATTTATGAAGAATATGTTAAAATTCGATAAAATTAATTTGGTTGGATCTTGGATTAATATGATTAATCCAGAAACAAATAAAGACGACGAATTTCATAACGACGTCTCGGATTTAACACTAATCATATATTTGAATGATGAATTTAAAGGAGGGGAGTTAGAATACATAAACGAAAAAAATAAGAGGATAAAAATAAATCCGAAAAAAAATTTATACGTTATAATGGATAAAAAATTACAACATAGAGTTTTGCCTGTGATAGAAGGTATAAGATACAGCTTAATATTTTTTTTTGAGAGAGAAGGAAAAAAGAAAGAAATTACTTTAATATAATGCCACTAGTTAAGAGACATATAGCCAAAAGTATAACATACAGAATTGTTGGAACATTAACTACGGTTTGTTTAACATTGATAGCAGGTTTACCATTAAAATGGGCAGGAATGGTAGGAATTGCCGAACTGATAATAAAACCAGTCATTTATTTCTTACATGAACGTGCTTGGTACAAATGGAGCAACTATGGACTAAAAAACGAAAAATGAAAATAGCAATTATAGGAGGAGGAACTGCTGGATGGCTTACAGCGTTAGTTGTTAATAAATTTTGGAAAAATACCAATGTAACGCTAATTGAAAGTTCTAAGATTGGAATTTTAGGTGCTGGGGAAGGAGGTACTTCTAACTTTGGTAAAATGCTGGCATTGTTGGATATTAATCAAAATGAATTCTTTGAGAAAACAAAATCAACAGTAAAAGGCGGGTTACATTTATATAATTGGACTGGTAATAATGAATTATCAAAACATTTATTCTTTGGTGACGGACCAAATGAATCAAATAAATCATATGCTTATCATTTCGATGCAAGATTGGTTGCCCAATACCTTAAAGAAATTGCTATCGATAGAGGGGTTAATTGGATCGAAGGAGAAGTGGACGAAATTAAAAATGAAAATAGCATCATTTCAGAATTACAATTAAAAGATGGTACAACTATTGATTTGAATTTTGTGTTTGACTGTAGTGGATTTGCTAAAATTATTATTGACAGTTTGCATAAAGAAGAATGGATTGGATATACCGATTATTTGATGATGAATAAGGCTTTGGTATTCTTTTTACCACAAGAAAACAAATATCAATTAAACGATAGGACGTACACCGAAATGATATCTATGAATTGCGGATGGATGTTTAAAATTCCATTACAACATAGATGGGGATGTGGTTATGTTTTCAATGACAAATATGCAAATGTCGAGGATGCAAAAAAAGAGGTCGAAAAACTATTAAATCACGAGGTAACGTTACAAAAAGTATTTGACTTTAACCCAGGAACACATAAAAGAAGTTGGATCGGAAATAGTATATCGATAGGGCTATCGTATGGTTTTATTGAACCTCTAGAGGCGACGTCTTTGATGTCAACTATTATGCAATTAAAGAAGTTAATAGATATAAATTTTACTGATGGTAACATTGATCTGTATAACAAATGGTGTTATCAAATAAATGAACAGAATTTAAACTTCATCAGATATCATTATTTGTGTGAGAGGGATGATACCCAATTTTGGAAAGATTGTACTTCAATGCCAATACCTCCAAAGCTAAAAAAGATATTGGATAAGAATAACTCAATCACAGTTAGAAGTGATGCGGAATTATTATCATCATTTGAATTGGAAGACATATCAACAAATGAACTCACGTTTTTTGTAAACAACTACCGAACCATTTTTAGAAAAAACAAAAAAGTACTTAAAAAAGAATTGATATAATATGGAAAAAATATACTTTGATGATTCAACATACATTTGGAAAACTAAATTAAATAAAATAAGTGATAAACAAAAAATGTTAGAGGAGGCTCATTTAGTAATAAGCTCTCAACCCGACATTAAAACTGATGGATTCGGATATAAAAAAGAGTGGAATGGAAATATAAACTTTATTGGGGAAATCAAGATAGAAACCAAATTGGACGAAATTGTACAAATAGGTATTGATAGTTGCAAAGAACTGTATAAAGAAAATAATTTTACTTACAATAAAATTAATACAGATGCTTGGGTTAATGTTGTGAGATCAAAAAATCCAGTTCAAATACAGTTTCAACATGAGGATTTAAAGGGTGTAGATAAGTTCCACGTTCATACTGATATAAACAGAGAAATGGAGTCATTTATTCCTCATTACACATACGTTTACTACATACAAATGCCAGACGTCATGAACGGAGAGGATGGCGTTTTATATTTTAGAGGAAAAAATAAGAAAGAATATTGGATCAGACCCGAGGAAGATGATTTAATCATTATGGAAGCTGATATGCCCCATTCCCCTAACAATGCGCCAAATTCCACAGTTGATAGAATAGTTATGGCAGGCAATGTTGGATTTGAATTAATCAAAAAAGAAAAATCGTTAATATAATATGTTCATAAAATACATAGAAGATTTTTTAACCAAGGAGGAATGCCAGTCTATAATAGATTTAGGGTGTTCTTTGGAATTAACTAAAATGAAATCATCTCTGATTGTAAACGGGGAATTGATCGGGGAAAATATAGATTATGATGGCAATAAAAGAATGGGTGGATATTTCACTAATAAAATGTTGGATCTCCCATTAATTAAAAAAATTTCAGACAAAATAATAGATCTGTCAAATAAGCTAAATCCATTTAAAGGTATATCTTATGTTGGTGTTCCTAAATATTCTTTCAATCAATATGGTATAGGAGATTTTTTAGATTGGCATCCAGATACACACGAAATAATAAACGGAGCAACCATAACATATATTATCCAACTCAATGATGATTACGAGGGTGGAAGTGTAAAATATTCAATAAATGACATCGAATATTGCGTCAACAAAAAAACAGGTAGTATTTTTGTTTTTGACTCGAATATTCCTCATGCAGTTGATCCTATAATAAGTGGACTTAGGTATTCTATGAACGTGTGGCCATCTAAGAAAATCAAAAAAACATTATTATAAATGCTAATAGATAATAAATTCTTCTATTTAAGTTTACCTAGATGTGCATCGACATCTTTTCATTATTCATGTTTAATTAACGGGGTGGATGTACAAACTTCCAATGGCGAGTGGGAAAAATCAAATAGGGATATTGATTTTAAATCAGTAGATAAGTTAAAATTAATGGACTACATCTATCATGGTCATGAATCTATTGTGGAATTACAATCTAAATTCGGAAACAGCTATCCTGTAATTTCAGTGAGAAGACAAAGACACGAAAGGTTTTATTCTTTATATAAGCACATTCTATTCGATTTTCAAAGACTTGGTTTCGTTAAATTTTATGAGGCATTTTCTAAAATATCCATTAATGAACTATTCTTTTTTACTAAAGATGATATCATAAATAAAAAACAAAGATGGAATATCATATGTGACCACTTAATTGATAGGGGATTATTGGAAGAAAGGTTAGACATATCTGTAACATCAAAATTCAGAAAATCTGAAGAAGAGTACTTTAAGCGGGATCGAATGGGATATGCTGTTAATATGATAGATATATTGCTAACTCCGATTTCTTTCTGGACAAACAATGACCCCAACATAATTTGGTTTGATTTTGAAGAGCTATGGAAATTAGAAAATTGGGTTTCTGAAAGAATAGAAAAACCTTTCCAATTATACCCAGTAAATTCGAGCAAACACATGGAATGTAAAATAGTTTTGGATGATAATTTTAAGGAGATGTATGATAAAATATATGATTATTATGACTTTCCGAAGAATAAGAAAACATTGATATGATTGATTACAAAGAGATATTTGAAGCTTGGAAGGCATCTTTTAAACCCAATCAGCAGCAGGAGGAATTGGCCCAAAAAAGGCTTAATGTGTGCCTGGAGTGCGATCAGAGAAGAGAGGTATTAAAGGGGGTTGAATGGTCAGCATATTGTAACGATTGTGGGTGTCCGATAAATAAAAAAATCTTCTCCAAACACTACAATCCATGTACAAGAGAGTATTGGGGGGAGGTAGATTCAGAATATATGGAGCCCTCTCCAAGAAAAAATACCAACACTATAATTTAAGGTATATACATTATAAAGAAAGAAAACTATGAAAGCAACAATAATTGGCAGTGATTTACTACAAGCTGGGGATTCTGTTAAATTTTTGGAAATAAACACCAACACCACGATTTATAATCAGGGTGCAGATTTATTAGACTATACCCAATTATTTGAGGTATTAAATAATAATAGCATCACTGAATTCCATTTTATTTGGACGGAAGGAGATGCTTATAAACCTCTCACCGAACAATACAGATTCAAAAAAATTCTGGAAGAAAAATGCTTAGAGAATAATATTTCATTTGCTGAATATCCAGTACCTGTTGGATCTGTGACCGTCCCCTATATAGAGGATCAGCCCTATAAATTCATTCTAAGACAAGCCTTTGATACTACAGCTTTGGTTGATGAAACATACTGTGCAGATAAATTCGAATTCTTCTCCTTAATGGAGGGATCTTCATACATACCAGGAACTTATTTTGCTTCTGAAAATTTAAATTTAGACTCCTTGGGCTCAGTAGAATATGAAAGAACTACAAAGCCTAACACCTTAATAAAAGCTAGAAGACCTAATTATGACGTTTTAGATTATCCTGCATTATATAGAATATCAAACGTATCCGAACTGGAGGAACTTAAAAATTCTGCTGATCAAAATCATTTAGTTCAAGAATTCATTTTCTCGGAGAATAATTTAGTAGAAGGAAGGTATTCAATCATAAGAAGTATAGATATCATTTATGGTTCAAATCTTGATGTTATTAATATGGGTGGATATACACAATCCACAATAATACCTCTTACTTTCGCAGAGGATGAGGTTTTACCAGGGACTAATAAATTAAATCAGAAGAGCAGATACAAATATCTAACAAAGGAAATAGGTAATTTCGCTAAAAATGATTATCACACCGACGATGATAGCGTGATATTAAGTTATGACGGAACTCTAACTGATATTGATAGTATTCAATTAGGTGATTATGTTCGGTCCATCGATTATGTTGACTTTAATGACAATCACGCATCAAAATTTGAGCAAGAAAAGATAGAAGCATTTGGGTGGGATAGCACGATAGAAAGAGCCAACGAAACCCTGGTTCAGACTCAAACTGCTTTACAGGGAACGATTTCTTCTCAAGTAGATACAATATACATAAGAATAACTTTAGCAGATGGAAGAACTTGGACCGATGCACCATCCGCAACATATTTTATTGAAGAGAAAGATTCTACTGCAACAAGATTTGAGAGAGTAAATAAAATGTATGTTGGAGATAAATTAGTTGTAACAGATTCCACTACATCATCTTTAACTACGATTGCTATTACTGGTTTAGAAATGGAGCACGCTCAAAAAACTATCTATAGCTTGGATTTCGAACCTTCCGACCTATTCCTGGTTGATTTTGGAGATGGAGATTTTGGGGTAATGCACAATAGCTGCTGGTGTCCTTGGAACTATTGTGGTCACTATTGTAATAGTTGGTACTGTCCTGGGTGCGGAGGGGGTGGTCAACAAAAAATATAAAACTTAAATAATAAAATATTATGGCAAAAAAAGAAAGAATTGAGAGACCCGCGCAAACCATCAAGGCGATTGTTGCTCCAGTCTCCGCAGATTTGAAAACAAAAATGGCAACAGCATTCCAAGCAGTTGTTACTGCTATAAAAAATAAGCATCTGGGATAATCCTATGAAATTATTCGCTTACGGCGATAGCTGGACAGAAGGAGTAGGCGGAAATTCAGAGGAGGAAAAAACTACCGAGATACCAGAGGAAAGAACTGTCATAAGACACAAATATTGCTGGCCTAAGCAACTATCGGAATTACTTGGATGTGATTTCCAAAATGACGGAGTAGGGGCTTTCTCTAATAATGCAATATTTAATGCCATTTGCTATAAACTAAAAAACAATCTTATCAAACAAGAGGATCTCGTTGTAGTGATGTGGTCTTCATCTCTAAGAGATTCCCTACCATTTTTTCCTGGGGATCATAGCTTTTCTATCTGGGGCGAAAGATACAAAAGCAAAAAGCATTTGTACAAATATATTTTCGATGGGGGAAACAATCCAAATCCTGCTTATGGAAGGATAGAAAAGGATTTTAGAGACTATTACATTACTAACCTATTTACAGATACCTATCACGATATAATTAACCAGAATTACATTCTGTACCTTCAATTTGTACTTAAAAATCTAGGAATAAGATATGTTTTTTGTGATGCTTTTGATATTATGATCAGGAAAAATATTGTAGGTGAGGTGGATAAAACTGCATTAATCGAAAATAAAAATTACTGGGGGTATAGAGAAAAAACATTCGCAGACTTTTTAATCAATTTAAAGAGAAAGGATGTCTGGGAAGATGGAAATTATTGGACAGATTCAACCGCAGGAAAACATCCAAGCGGATTGGGATATAAAATGATAGCAGATGAATTGTATAGATTTATCTTGAATAATAATCTGCTACAACAGACTAAAATAAGAAGTTCATATTTAATATGAATTATAACGTAAACAATAATTTTTGCTCAGCCGATGAAGCTAGAGAAATCATTAATTTTTGTCTTGAATATGGTGAACCTTTTTCTTACAATCCAACAGAATCTTGGGATTGTAGAAGAATTTATGACTCAGGATTTAAAGAAAAAATATTCAACAGTTTAAACTCCAAATACAAAAATGGAGATTTTAAGCTATGGTTTGATTACAGCGCATTCGTTCCAAAAAATTTTAATATCAGTTTAACAGCATATTACAATGGGAGATATCTTAACTTACATAAAGATAAATCTAGTGAGCTGACAACCGTAATAGTCTTGTCGGAAGGATTCGAGGGCGGCCAATTTTCTCTATCCGAAATGGAAAATCCTCCCTTTCATTTTGAAAGTCTGGAAGGTCTATCCCTATTCGATTTAAAATTAGGTGACAGCATATCATTTAACGGATCCTCCACTTACCACGGGGTACTCCCTGTTATCAAAGGAACTAGATATGCTCTAAATATATGGATGACTGAAACAGATTTTGACTATCCCAAAATTAAAGTTAATAAGACCTTGTTATGAGTATTTTAATAGTAGCTTTACCTAGAACTGGGTCGACAGAATTGGGCAGATCTTTATCAGTCCAGAAAAAGTATCAGTATGGATTTGAGATTTTTAATCCAGCAGCAAATCTTCCAGAGCCGGTAGATTTTAAAAGAATGGTGGTCAAAACAATAATTTTTCACAAGCCTAAAAACGTGGAAGAAAGAGACCGATTAGATTGGATTATTGATCTGACTAAAAAATTTGAAGAGGTTATTCTTCTCTCAAGAAAGGATCTTATAGCATGCGCAGAAAGTTGGGCTTACTTAATTTATAAGGGTCAGGAAAAAGACTTTAAATCTATAGACCCATATCTGTGGGAAAAAACACCTAATTATGATTCAGAATATGAATCAATTAAGAAATGGAGCCAAGAAATCCAATATCTGTCAGAAAGTCTAAAAATTCCTATCACTTATTATGAAGATATCTACGATTTGAATCACCCTGGCAGATTAAGAAAAGGAGATCTAAATAATTTTGAAAAGAAAATAATCTAAGTGAAAATATACATTCATCATTTTTATCAAAAATCTTTATTTTATAAGATTGCTCACAACACAGAGAGCAGATCGTATAATATAAAAAATAGGGAGGGAAGTGTTTTATGTAGATATCGAGATATTGATATTGAGGTTATTTTTAAACAAGAAATCACATTTGAAGAAGATGGATATCATCTTCTGGACTACTTTACTGCATTTTTTAACGAAACCAACGACCCCAAGATTGGAACTATTATTCACGATAAAAAATATATGGAGGGAGAAACCCAGCAGGTCTTAAATACTTTTCTAGATTTACTAAGGGATTGTCCAGCTAATCAAAAATGGATAATAACGTATTTCAGAACAGAAAAAATACTACAAACAAAGGATATAAATTACTTTGACGAAAAATGGTCAGAAATAGAATCCATCATAAGGAAATTAAAGGACCATCATATCGTTACTGATAATATCTTTCTGAACGATGCGATAGAATCTCAATATCCTAATTTCTATTATTCTTTTACAAACATCATCTTTCAATGGAATCAAAATTGGTCGGTTAGATGGTATTATGAGTTTAAACAAATATATGATAAATTGAATTTTGATTATGATCTCATGTATAGCATAAAAAACCATAAAATAAACAGGGTTGAGATCATTAATGAGCTAAGCAAATTGAAGGATAGCAGGATATTACTTCAACGCAGTGATGCATTACAAAACGAAGACTATCTAAATAACTCAATCCTTATTCCGCACATAAAAATAAATTCGATCGTAGGAAATAAAGACTTTGACGACATAAGCTACATAGAAAACCATAAGGGATACATGGATGTATTTTTTAGGGTTTTACCGAAAGCAAAAATGCAAGTATTATGTGAAAGTTGGTCTTGGAGCAGCAAAGATTTTAAATCCCAGTATCTTTCTGAAAAAACCATCGGACTTATGCTGGCAGGAATTCCTTTTATCTCTACCCACGAGTATCCTTTGACCATAATAGAAAAGGTTCTTCAGGTGCCTTCTCACCCGTTTTATGAATCTTCAAAAAAATGTAAAGCAAATGGAAAAATGTTTGCCAAATTTGTTAGCGAATTTCTTAACAGTTTCCAGGATAACTATAAACTATGCAAAGAATGGTCAGATTTGGTACATCATAAATTGATGCACAAAATAGAGGAAGAAAATTCTTTACTGGATATGATAATAGATGGCAAATTAAAAGAAGAATTTGTGATAAAAAAATCATTAATATAATGGTGGAGTCACATTGCATTTATAATAATTTAGTTACAGAGCAAACATCATATTGTGTAAGCACCTTACTGCCAAACTTTTTAAATGATGTTAGACCTGATAATATAGTAGAAATAGGTACTGCATGCGGGGGATTGACACACCTTTTGTCTGATATATGTCCGTATAGTAAAATTATAACAGTGGAAACCAAAGATTTTTATTCATATAATTTTAAAGAAAATGTCCAAAGTATAATACATGATAGTAATTCGGAAGAATTAATAAGAAACACGATGGCTCCATTTATACAATCAAACGGAAGAACAATTGTTTTTTGCGACGGAGGCAATAAAATTACTGATTTTATAAATTACGCACCACTAATTAAAAGAAGTGATTACATATGTGTTCATGATTATTGTAAGAATAGGAATGTTTTTATAAATGAATATTACAACAAAATTTGGAATTATTGCAGATTAGTAGAATCTGACCTATCCGGAATTTGCGATGAATATGGATTAATTGACACCTATGATGAACTTCAAAGGGGTATGTGGAGGGTTAAAATAAAAGCATCTGACAAAACAAAAATTAAATCAAGGTCTTTAATATAAATGGAAATAGTATTTACATATTTACCAATCAGACTTAAAGAAGTTACAGAAATTTATTTGGACCATTCTATAAAAAAACTGAACGAGCAGAGTATAGTTCCTTTGATCTATTCTAATTCAGATTATTTTATTGGGAGGGGAATGAAATATGAGTGGATAGAATTCAATATAGAGGAAAGATATAAAAGAAACAACTTATGGTCATATCCTAAGCTTAAAGTTTTATCATCAATATCATTTCCCTTTATTCATTTAGATAACGATCTGATTGTAAATGATTTGGATAAATTAAACAGTATCATAGAACCAAAAAAATTAAATCTGTGCTACAAACACGAATTAACAGAGGGACAGATCAACGACTTTACCGAATTGTATAAAATATATTCTAATAATCCACTCGATTTTAAAGAGCTAAATAACACCTCTATAATAGCTTCGGATAATTATACAGACGTAAATAAAACATATCAGGAGGTTTTAGAAGTGATAGATTTAAACTACGATTTTTTTACAAAAAGGTACAATAATATACCTCCGATAACTCTGAACCAACAACACTTAAATCAGTATTTTAAAGATATAAATTATTTATTTGGTGGAAATCCTTCTTTTGTGGATCTTGAGTCTAATGGTGTATGCCACATGGACGAAAAAACCCTTCCTAGATTTTTAATAAAGGATCTGATATAAGGGTTTAAGCAAAATAAGCTTGTACAATATAATTAGATGTCCAATCAGTATTGTAAATATTAACAGTAGAGCTGTAACTTAAGATCGTTCCGGAGGTAGGTGAAACCGTTACCCAATATTGAAATGTGTACGGATATATTGCAAGTCCTCTAACGGTTACATAAGAATAAACGCTGTAATCCCAAGCATGAGAATCTGCATCACCTGCGACGGATGCTGGATATGTGAAACTTGCAGTCCCCTTAGCGGCATCATTAGTTGTCAATCTTATTACTCTAAACTTTTTATTAGAAAAATATCCAAAATTGGATTGTCCACTTTTTCTATCATAAATCTTAGCAGTCCATATATTGTTAAGACTGACATTAGATGTACCACCCCAAAGATTGGATAATTGACCGGTACCGGCTAATCCACCCTGGTTACCCATGTTTATGTTAGAACTACCTATAGAAACTACGCTCATAAATTAACAATCAGTTACATTACCTACTCCAAAAATTTCTTCGTATGCTGCTTTTGCTTTAGTGTATGCCCAGCCATAAGGATCTCCATCAATAACAGATAAGTCTATTCTCGATTTGGTAACTGTTCTAGTTCCAGTTTTAACCCTTTGTGTTGTTGTTTCCTGTCTGGTTTTTTCTACTATATTTCCGTTTTCGTCGAAATCATTGTATGTTATTGTGTTGGTGATTTCTTGTGATTCGTAGATATCTTCAGAAACATCTTCAGATACTGTCAATGGAAATTCCAACAAAGTTGGATAATTTATGCTCTCATCATTATAACTTATCGAAACCGCGATAGGCCCAGTCTGTGCTGTTCTTCCTAAGGGATCCGTAATATCATCAACATAAACGAACTTATTAGTATCGGCATCAGCTTTACTGGAGAACAAAGCAACTTGTACGACCATGTATCCCAGGACCTTATCGATCCTATAGGATTCTATCCTTAGGTACGGGGTAGTAACGATCCCTTTGTTGAGTGTTTCTATCTCCTGATTTATTTGTAAAGCCATTTTTGTTCTTTTTTTTATATATCTAAAGTATTTGGGTGGTTTTTATTTGACCACCAGAAATACCCTATTTAGGTCATAAACATCAAATCTTGAATAAACCCCAAGACTTTCTGCCACCTCTTTAGCTTCTTCGAGCTCTTCTAAATTATCGGGAATAATCACATAGTAAAAATCATCCCAGGGATATTCCATAATATCGCCATCTTGATTAGTAGGAGCTTCAGATTCTTCCTCATAATCACCCATGTATTCGTCATCGTCCTCCCAGGTTGATTCGTTAGTAAAGCTTCTTAGCCAATTACCGAACTCGTAGATCTCTTTCTCTTGTATTTGTAGCTCCTTTAATTTAGTGTAGATTACCAGTGCCATTTACTATTTACTCTTATATTGCTAGTATGTATCTAAATAAAAAACAACTCTTTTTGATACTTAAAGTCAGTAATTATATCAAAATAGACCCTTTATGTTTCCACTAAAAAAGGCTGTCTTTTCGCGAAACAGCCTTTTATTTTTTATCTGTAATTAATTACACTGTATGAATAATAAAAGAGACAATAGCATATTTGCCTTCCTCTTTTGTCTCTTGATAAACAGCCTCTGCTACATAGTCATTTCCGTCTGTGGATGTTCCCTTTACACTATCAAACATAGAAATAGCAGATCCGTCTGCGTCATTCATAATTGGTCCAGGAGAAGCTGCGAAAGAAGCCGAAACTGTTTCCCCTTGAGCGTTGGCCCAGATTAAATCATAATCTGCATCTGCAACCTCTGAAGGGTTCCATGATTCTGCGTAAATTTCTTGCTCTGTCTGAGCTTCAAACTCCTCGTTTATCAAATCGAATGTTTTAATGTGTTTCATTATTATAGTTTTATGTTTTATATATCAGTTTTGATCAGGAATAGCTCCGTTTTGTCTAAACATATTTCTGTTAACTAAAAGATTCTTTTTTTCGCCCGGCTTTGCTTCTTTATCTTTAGATAGCTCTAAAACAACTTCATTGGAATCTACAACGTGATATCTAGTTCCCATGTAAGTAACAATTTCTCCTTTTTTTATATCTCTTAGTGAAAAATCGTCTCCGTATCCCTTTTTCATCTCGTTTAAGAAATCATAAAATCTTTTCATTTCAATGTCCATGTCTTATATATTTTTTCTAATTGGTCTAACCGGATAAAAACCGTATCTTACATCTTCAACTCCATGCTTATAATCTGATCTATAAATAAAAACAGATCCTCCGTTAGTCATTGCCCCTGAGGTGCTCGTGAAGATGTGACCCCATCCGGGTTTATTTATAAATTTTTTTGTTCTCTTAACCCCATCTTTTGTTGTGTAATCAAGATTGTCGTAATATCCGCAATCTTTTACTCCCAAAATGGAATTTTTTCCATAGCAGGTATAAAAGAACATAGCTCTTTCCGGATCCTTCCAATCAAAAGGATCTTTTTGTGCGATCTTTTTGTATAATTCTATAAAATCATCCCTTTTAGGTATTTCCCATCCCTCTGGACAAGCTTCCTGAGCTGCAGAGAAAGAATATAATCTGCCGCATGTACTACCCCCAGGAACTTCAATTGAAGGCATTTCGATCGAAAATACGTCTTGTAAAATTCCTACGTTTCCAAACTCTTCGGTATCATCAAAATTGAGATTATCCCTGAACCATTCTACCCCTGCTATTTTTACTGTTTGATAGACCTTTCCGTCCCTGGGATCTTTAAATTCAGAAAAGGAAACGTTAAGTCTTTCAATAAGTCCAAAGTGATCTATAACTTTCATACTTTATATATCCAATAAAAAAGGATCCGAAGATCCTTTTAAATTTATTGATTAGATTCTATCTGATCCCATGTATCGATAATAGCTTTA